TTCCTGTGGACGCCTCGCCCGGCATTCCCGAGGTGGACGAGCTTCCTGTGGACGCCTCGCCCGGCATTCCCGAGGTGGACGAGCTTCCTGTGGACGCCTCGCCCGGCATCCCCGAGGTGGACGAGCTGGCCGTCTACGACCTGCCACGGACCTTTCCCGCTGCAAAATTCGCTTCCTATCCAACAGCAGATCCCCCAGACCCACCACCCGGCTATTTTTGCGTCGTAGTAATCCGGGTCACCCTCGAGGAGTGGAGTCAAACTTTCCCGCTGGTTGATCAACCACGCGTGACGCGCATGGAGATCATTTTCGTTCACAGGCCAATCTGCGTAACGAGCCACTTCGCTAGGATCAGACGATACGGATCTCCAAAAGTTGGCAACAAATCCGTCCAGGTCGTTGATCGTTTCTGTCCTGTTAACGCGCGGAGAGCCGAGCAATACAGCACCAGATCCGAAAAACGGTTCAACGTAATTGTCAACCTGGCCAAATCTTTTCCAGACAAGATCGGCGACCATCGACTTTCCGCCAAACCATGGGAACGGGGCCTTTAGCGGTTCATCGGATCTCATCGATCACCGTCCTGATTGCGCTGCGGACCTCTGGAGTCCAAACGATGTTTTCGTGGTTCGTGCCTTCGACCAGGGTATTGATCGCTCCGTATCCAGATACATCCACACCCTTCGGTGACGCGTCCCGCTGGTACAGGTTGATCGTCTTATGAGAGACTTTCTTCGCCTTCACAGCGTGACCAAACAGACCGTGTAGTACGCTGGTAGGGTCAATCGATATGACGCGCTCTACGCGCTCCCAGCGGTCTCCAGCGTTGAGCATGCGGAACATCCGTACCGCTCCGAGGGATTTGCCGATGCACACAACACCTGTCCAGTCCACAAAAAAAGTGTCGAACAATCTTCCCATTTCTCGAGTTGACGTAATTGGGAAAGTATAAAAATATAAGCCTCCAACTTCTTCCCTGACGACATCCTTCACCGCCCTGGCGACATCCGCCACCGCGTCATATAGCGGAGTGTCCCCGCTGCTCGAAGCAGCGCCCTCGAAACATATGATCCTCATTTCCTAATCACCGAAGTCCCTTCAAAAGAATATTTCCGGCCGCCGACTTCAACCGGCTCTTTTACTGCGTTTTCTGCCAACCCGATTATTGTGTCCAGTCCGTCTTTCAACCAAGTCATTTCGATCCTCCTTTGTGCGCCTCAAGGTGCGCTTCAATACTCAATTGATCTGCCATTGGAATGCTCCCTATTCCATCCCTGGAGATGGTCACAAATCCAGTCCGTGGTATGTCTCCACCTCGTTTCAGATCGACTTCGCATTCTATTTGGGCCTGAGCCCTGGAGCCATCTGAAGGTGGCTTGAGCTTGATTTTGAGCGTTACAGTTCTGGTCTTTGTCGGGTGCGTGTTCGGATCTGCGATGTCCTTTGTTGCCTGCTTCAGTGCGTGATCTACATCCGCCACAACCCCTTGGTTTGCTGTAATTGCAGCGAGGCATATTTCTTCATACGGTAGCATCCCCATTGTCTTATTCCTTTCTTTGAGACATTCGTCTCCACGTCCGAAGGCGCTGTTTGATTGTTTTGACTCCACGATTGCATGAGCCTGTGGCGTACCTTCGAAGCCCTTCTTCCAGAGAGCCGCAGAATCGCCTTGATTCGTCCATCAACATGGCCATGCAGTAGATGCCGCCTCGATAGGTTGCCGGGTTGTAGCCGCCATCCTCGCAGCGCTGGCGGGCAACCCCGTGGTATTGTCCGAGCCCTACCTCTCCAAGTTTCCCGGTCCGGTCTGTCCTGATGCTGCTCTCGCGATATGCCCAGTACACAAGCAGGGTAGGGGGCACGTCGTATTGCAGCCCAGCCGCCTCGAAATACCCGGACACCTCTGCTCTCAGAACGGGGTCGTGGAGCTCGTGGCGCGGCGTCGCGGCGATGAGCATCAGGATTAGTTGGGCTACGGCGATCACCTCAGCACCTCCAATGCGATCTCCCCCGCCGCAGCCAGCAGGAGGAGGTAGATTGAAACTCCGGTCCGGTTCATCACATCACCTCCAGTATCCATATGAGGTACTTCTCGAGCGCGGCGTACCTGGCGGCGTCGCTGATGGCAACACGGGAAGCGTCCCTGGCGGCGTCGCTGATGGCAACACGGGAAGCGGCCCTGGCGGTGTCCCAGACAGCGTCCCAGGCGGCGGACCTGGCGGCGGCCCTGGCGGGGTTCCAGACAGCGTCCCAGGCGGTGTTCCAGGCGGTGTCCCAGGCGGTGTCCCAGGCGGCCTCATATCCGGTCACCAGATACCACCAGACCACGTCCGGACAGCCCCAGTATGGCTCCACGTCCAGCGCGATTCGTCGCGCCACTCGGTTTGCTCTCCACGGCGAGTGAGCGTGAAGCATCTCCGACAAAGCCCAAATCCGGTCGAGGACCGGGATGTCTAGCCCCGCGATGTCGTCTTGGGTGAGAATCTCGCGCCCTGCCCACAGCTCTCGGACCCGCTCTTCGGGGTAGTCGTCGCAAGGACCGAAAGACATGATATCTTCTACGGTCGCGGTCAGCATCACTCCACCCCCCTCGCCGGGTCGCACATGCGCTTGCCCCGCGTCCCGTTTGTTTCGCCGGTTTCCTCTGTTGCCACCTGCGCGGCGATGGATAGTCGCACTCGCTTGATCTCCGCGTCCTTCGATGAGATAAACCTATTGAGTCCGTGCAACTCCTCGATCATCTTGCTTCGCGCTCGGTCCATATCGTCACGTTGCGCGATGAGCTGTTTCAAAAGTTTGTATAGGTCAGTCATTGTTTTCTCGCTTCCTGATCAACCTGTCGATTTCGGCTGCAATCAGAGCCCCCGCCTTTTCAAGGGTCCGTATTCCTATACCGGGTTCGAAGCTGTCATCATCCCAATCGGAGGGATAAATTGCCGTGGCTTCCTCAAACCAGTACAGGTGGTACAATAGATAAGATGCGGCAGCCCTAACCAACTCACCCCTATCGTGCCAGTCGTCTTCCTCCTCTGTATAATTCTCAACGTGTATTTGTCGCATCCTCTCGGTGTATATTCTTCCGACACCTGTATCACGTGGTGTTGCGTTTCTGGGTAAGGCCTGTGGTCCATCATCTTTCTTGAGCGCACCGCAGCAAAGGCACCAGTGGATTGTCCCCATAACTCGGCTCATCGGGATGTTGCACGTTTCGCAAATATATTTATCCATCACTCCTCACTTTCCAATCGCGTAGATCTGAGCGTCTGCGATTATGCTGTTTTTTCGGTACGGGTATTCGATCGAGACGATGTCCTCCCCGATCTTCCCTTGGTTCCAGCGCGGCCTCATTTCGACACATCCCTCATTTCGCACTCGCTTTCGAACATGACTATATTTCCGCAGTGCGGACAGTCACAATCGTCATTTGATTTGAACGCCCACATTGCGTAGATAAAGCATCCGTTTAGACAATTATATATCTCAGACCACTCTCCGCATTTTGGGCATTTCGCTTCTGTTGTCATACCCTATCCCTCCAGTATCCGTCTCATGATCTCAGCCTTGGCCTCAGACTTTGCCTGTTCATATTCTATCCAATCCCGTTCCAGGAAAATCAGGTTCCTCGGAAGAACCTCTTTGAGAGTTCCGTCATCAGCTTCGACGATTGCAACCGTCTGGTTTCCGACCCCGCCGTCAAATTCTTCGAAGTAACAACCCCAGCAATGAAAAATACCCTCTCCGCGTTCTTGTGACCAATGTCCTTTAGTTTCGGCATCGGCGGGGACATATCTATTCAAAACGTATTTAACTCTTCTCATGGCATCTCCTCCCACATGCGACCGTCGCACCACTCTATTCCGGTTTTTTGTCCCATTGTTTCATCCTCCTGTTCATCCCGAGCCTCTCGATGTCGATCCATCTGCGCGGCGGGCTGTTCCGAGTCTCATCCGACAAACCGCATCCAAACTGGTCCTCGCACGTCCCACATGAGAGATAGTGATAAGCCCCAATCCCTGGTTCACCGCGCATTAAATCAGTTGGCACGTGAGAGATGTGCCCGTCTCGGTCTATCTTCAGCGCGGTGATGCGGGGGCGGTTTATCATTTTAGTTTTTTTCCAAAATCAAGCTGCTGCGGAAAAGACCCGATTGTAAAAGGATCCGGATCGTCCTCTTCTGGCTGGCATTGGCCGTACATCGCATTGCAGCACACAAGTTGCCTAATTCCATCTACCCAAAACCAGGATAATCTTGCTCCACATATGTGACATCTTGCCACTTCTTCGCTCATCTTACACCTCTCGCCGTTTCTGCAATTCCGATCAAAACATCCCTGAATTCTAATGGCGTTGCAGCAGCCGTCGCCTTGCCTACCCTTGGACGTTTGTCAAATTTGTTTGTGTGGTTTCCGCACCAGCTGACCAGTGCTGTCGACGCCGTATCCGGCGTCGAACCCCATTTCAAAGACGGCAGTTCTGTTCCGTAGGCATAGAGCCACGTTGCTTTTTTCGCCGGGTGTCCATATCTCCCCTGTTCGACATGGCATGACCAACCACCACACAAGCCGCGCTGCCATCCTCCATGGCGACCCGGAACAGGTAGATCAAATGCGTTCCACGCGTCGGAATAGGCAGGGTGCTCAAGAACTCCACCAAAGCTCCTGACAGAGATCAGTGCCGATTCAAAGCACCCACCATCATCTCCTCGCTTATGTCCCCATCTCGCCTCTACAAGGCCAGCCAGACGGCACCATCTAGAACATGGTGGGTGGGCGACAACAGGTAATGGTCCATTGTACAGGCGGGCATCACGTTCTTCGTCCCATGGGTCGACGTTTGGTAGCCCAAAATAAATCCCGTTTTTGTGGACAAACAGAGCTGCTATTTTAATACTCACTCCGCTCCTCCCGTCTTCAGACTCTCTCGGCAAATCCGCCGTATTTCCTCCGGCGTCGCCTCAACCCTCGGAGAGGACAGCGTCTCCGCCGTCTCTCCCGTCACGTAGTGCGCCGCTCTTTCGATTTTTCCGCTTCCCGGCCGTCTCTCTACCCACCCGGAAGAAACGGACTTGTCGACCAATCTCGTGACGCTCAGGGGGATTCGTTGCCCATCCTCAACGGCCGTGTTATACGCAAGCACCAATTTATCCGGATCTATCGCCAATCCCCGATCGATGCACTGCTCAACGTACTTCATGGCGTTGTATCCGACCGTTGCTGCGTCCGGTCTACCCGGCTCGGCTTTGAGCTTGTATCTCCGCGAGTAGTCTCGAGCCTTGCCGTTGACAAATGTTTTGACGTCTCTCCAACAACCAAGCGCAAGGCCCCTAGCTGCCACATCTGTTCTGATCTGCTCAAGAATGGCGTCGATGTCGGTGTCTGATTTGCAGTAGGACTCACGGAGCAATACCGCGAAGGCCGGACCGTCCAGCGGGTCGTAACACTCACCGGCAAGATCGGTCACCAATGCGTCAATCTTTTTCGCAGTGGGATCTTTTACCACTTCGATGTCTCGTCTATTCGACTCCGACAACGATGTCTTGTCCGATTCGACTCTCGTAGAAGAAAATATATGTTTGTTTTCAGCACAGTTAGGCACAGTACGGGTAAGAGTGACGCGCTGTGACGCGCTGTGACGCGCCGTGACGTTTTCGTTCGTTTTGTGACTGCATGTCACGTTTTGTGACGCATCGAGCCGCGCCTTCGCCTTCCTCTTCTCCCGAGATGTCCTCGCTCTTTGCGCGTCGCTCTGTGATGCTTCCTGCGCATCAGCAAAATTCGGCCAGAACAAACCGTCTTCGACGATGGTCCAAACGTTTTTCTCAAGGAGGCGTCTGAGCCCCTTCTCAGCTGTTTCTACCGGGAAACCGTAGCCAATCATCACGGCGACATCCTCGCCGTTGTAGACGTCGTCTACGAGCCCTGCGCGGTCAAATCGCCTGGCCAATAATGTCATCACGGCTTGTGCCTCCCATCCGAGGAGCTTCCACGTTTTGGTGTCCCTCGTGTAAATCCTCACATATCGTTCGTTCGACCAGTCCAATCCCTACGCCTTCAACGCCTCCGGCTCGTTGTAGGACCGGTCCATCTCTTCGATGATCGTCGCGTCTCTCTCAAAACGCCTGTGTGAATTGAGTTTGCGTCGACCAAGTGGCGCCCGGTTGGCAACCCAGCCCTCGTGTTTCAATCTCGCCTTGGCTCTCTTTTCGTTGCGCTTGCGAAGCCTGCGGCGGCGGTTTCTCTCGTTGCGATAATCAAGCAAATCTTTCAACATGGTCCCAATTGTCACTTTCGTACCGTCCACCTCTCCACCTCCTGCTGCGTCTGTGTATTTCATTTTACAATATCCGAATAGTGGGCCGGGCAGGGCTCGAACCTGCAATACGTGTTTCCCCTTCATTCAACCTCGATGAGGTGGAGTAGGGCGGGGTGCAACGAGCTGTCCCTACCAGGCATGCGTCTGCCAATTCCGCCACCGGCCCAAGTTGCCCCAATCGCTCCAGGGGCATCGGAGAACAGCTGCCAACTGTTGTGGAGGCGCCGGGAGTCGAACCCGGGTCCATCTTCCCATTCAGGTACCGATCATTCACGTGCGTAGTCTCACAGACAGTAAAGAAAAATGTGAATTGATTCCCGTAAAATGGCGCCGCATACGATACACGGGAACTCTCGCATGTGACGGAAGGTCTAAGCCGCCTTCTGTTGTTGTACGTCTTCGACGATTCTGAGTTTACGGATTTTTGCCCTGATTCCGTCACCAGGGGCACGCACGATATCTTTCTGTTGGATGTCGAAACCAGTTCGCCCCCAAGTTGCCCCGTACACCCGGGGCCACGGTGGCTGTGTACAGCCATAGCCATTTCACATGTTTTAGACTTAGTCTTTTTCAGTAGCCCGGTGGAACCACCCCCTTTCGGATTTTTATATTTGTTAGGGTTAAACTGCCCCGTATGCCCGAGACCACGGCTTCGTGCCAATCGGTAGACCGTACGGTTGCCATATTTATGGCGTGCTGTCGCAACTCGATGCACTCCTGGTGCCGATTGACACTGTCCGGCCACTACGAATCGAACGTAGCTTTCCACCTCATGCGAGCGCCCAATATTACCAGCCTGTTTTGTATCGCATCCCATGCGACACGATACACTGATAGCAGTAGGCAGATGGGCTTGCACCATCATGGCCGGGTCGTTTGTCACTTCTGCTCCTTCGCCGCCGCCCTGGGCTCCATCTCGCTGATCGCCCAGGTGAGCTGCTCTTTGGTCGCGGACATCACCGCAAAGTTCTGTTTGCGGCAAAACTCGGACAGCTTCACCATGTTGTTATCGCTGCCCCATACGCGCTTTGAAAGATCGATGAGCCGCTGGCGAAGTTCCCCTGTCGCATCGGGTGCAGCCTTTGGTTGGTCCGGTTTCTCCGGCTGCTTCTTCTCATCCGTGATCCGCCTGTTATCTTCGGCGATGGTGGAGAGAGTCGGCTTCGGCTTCTCTTTCGGTGCATCATCACCGTTGCCCTCTCGCTCTTCGCGGACCTCTTCAATTACGGCCTTCCATGTTGTTTCGCCGCTCTTGATTGCCTTGTGAAGCTGGCGCATATGGTCAATCTGCGCAGGAGACAACTTGTCGAGATCATCGCCTGCATACTCTTCGAGGTCTCCGGGGGTAACGTTAAGCGCGGCAAACGCGTCTATCATCCGTTTCCGAGCCCCGTCCGGATCCTTGGCCGCGTCGCCATGTCTAATCTCCATGATTCGGCGTCGGCATTCGGCCTGGATGTCACCCGGAACGAGCCGAAGAATTGCGTTTCTGATCGCCTTGGACTCGGCCGAGCTCTGCTTCTTCGTCATCTCTGCCTCATCTGCCGGGAGGATGTAGTTGACCTTGTTTGATGATGTAACACGTGTTCCAAGCGCAACCTCTCCCCTCTTCACAAATCGGCGCTCCATCGTCTTTTCGAGAACGGTTTGTTTTGGGATCGCGATATTGTTCTCGATGTCGAATACGGTCACTTCTATGATTCTTTTTTTGTCGTCCTCCCATAGAATGGATGACTTTACGTCGAGGTTCCCCATAACCCTCATGCACTCCTCGGCAAACCGAATGGAAAACCCCTCTGCGTTGTCGTATCCGGGGAGCTTGTACCAAGCCGATCCAGGCTGTTTTCCGTTTCCCTTGTCGATGTCGGAATCAGCAAACCCAGGGCGCTCAACGGCCTTCAGGAGCTTCGAGCGGACGGCGTCCATGCTCCTCGGGAATTTCTTTGCAACCACGAACCGGGCTTCAACCATCGCTTTCTCTCGAGCCGCCATTACCGCCTCGACGGTCGACCCGGTAGTCTCTATCGATTGTTCTGAAAAGCCATCCCGGGCGACTATTGCGCCGCCTGTGTGTTCGGTTTCTTGAATCATACCCTTTTCCTCCTCATCGTTCGAGATGTTGTTGGCTTGACGGTGCACGTATACCCCTTTCGCGTGGTGGTCGTGAGCGTCAAAATTGTTCCGTCTGGAAGAGCGCCGAATGTCGCGTCTCCAATCATGGCGCGGAGCTTGGCCTCAAGCTCGTCCAGCGACCTCTTGCAGCTCGTGATATTCTCCTTGGCCTGCTCCCATTCGTTCGCCAGCTCTACTGCATATGAGTCGAGGGGAACCGTCTCGCCGTTGTCCTCAGGGTAGAGCCTCTTGATTGCATCGAGGCACTTCGGTGACGAGACGGGCGGCGGATCCTTGTCAATGATTCGCTGCCGGAATATCTCGAGCCGTGGGATCATTGATTCAATGAAATCATCGTTTCGATCCATGTCGCCGAGGTGGATCTCAATCCCTCCGACGACTCCGCAGTAGGCCCCCCACGAAGCATCTTTGCAGGCAACCTGGGTCTGAAGCTGTATCTGCAACCAAATGGGAATGTCCCCGTCCCACTCGCGGCGTTTCATAAATCCGGCGTGCTTGATCTCGAGCGGGGAAGGGGGATCGAGCATTGGATCTTCGTCGATGTCCCATGTGTCCCGGTCCACTGTCGCACCGAGCCACGGTATCGACGGGTGGATGGTGATGTCGGTTGCTCCCGTGTCGCGCACATATCGCCCCGTTTTGGCCGCGTAGACGTTCGCTATTCCGTCCTCTAGCTCCCTGCCGAGGAGCATGGCGTCATTGTCCTCGATCTCTTCTCCGGTCACTTTTGAGACGTAAACATCAAGCGCCGTCCGACGCGGATCGAATCCAAGGATCGCCGCAACGTCGGACGCGGTGATAAGCTCTCGGCGCTTGGCCAGCCATTCGGCGCGGGATATGGTTTTCATTACATCACCTCCAGTATCCAGGACATGTATTTTTCAAACGCCGAAGGAACATCGGATGACAGGTCGGCGGCCCAGGAGATACACATGGGGCACCCGTCTGCGTTGCCAACGGCGGCGTTAAATGCGGCGTAGCTGGAAGCCCCCCTGTGAGCCTTGGTGGCCCTGGCGGCGGCCATCAAGGCCGCCTTTCTTGCGGCCTCGTATCCGGTCACCAGATACCACCAGACGATGTCAGGACAGTCCCACAGGTGTGCTACGTCAAGCGCGACACGCCTCGACACTCGGTTGGCTCTCCACGGCGAACGGTCGTAGAGCATGCGTGACAGCACCCATATGCGGTCAAATAAATTGACATCGAGCGCGGCGATCTCGTCCTGTGAGAGCTTCTCGCGACAGCCCCAGAGCCAGCGCAGCCGTCCCTCTGTGTAGCCGGCGCACGGGCCGTATGACAGGATCTGCTCTACGGTCGCGGTGATCACTTCGTCACCTTCATCTCACCGCCATCCACGCGGGCGATGAACGCAGTGGCGCCGGCGGCCTTCAGCTCGGCTACGAGGGCTTTGAAGTTGTCCGGGTCCAGCTTCTCCGCGTCGTCGATGAACACCGGTTTGAACCCGTCTTTGAATCGCAGCGTGGACAACGTGACGGCCGTCTTGAGCTTCGCGGCGCTGTTTACCGTTGGCCATGCGACGCCGTCGATGTACATCTCACCGTCTTTGATTTCGAGACCGTCGATCGGTATGTTCTTGGCAAGCTCTGACCGAAACAGATCTATCTCTTTGAGTGCTGCGGTCATCCGATCGCTGAGCTTCTTCAACTCTTCAGCACCCTGTTCATTTTCGTCCGCGATGCGTGCGGTGTTTTGGAGCTGGAGAATGTGCTTCTCCCGCTCGCGTAGCTCGGCAAGATCTGCGGCCAGCTGGGATGCCCGCTCGCTATCGGCTTCGACCTGGGAAAGCTCCGCGAGGCGGACATCGTCGGCGATGGCGTGTGCGTCTCGGTATTCGGCCTGAGCGTCGCCCATTTCGGCGTCTGCCAAGGCGCGGCGATCTTTCAGCTCGGCTTCCATCTCGGCCCTGAGTTTCGCCTCGAGCTGCGCCAAGTCGTCTCTGAGCTCGGCCTCCTTTGCGTCCAAGGCCCTTGCCGCTTCGACTTTACGCGCCTTGCATTTTCCATCGATGCTTTCACGTCGCGTCGCCACAGACTCGCGGATCGCCTGCAGCTCGGCGTCAATCTCGGCGATGCCCTCGACGGTCGGCATCTCTGCGGGGAGGTCTCTCCGTAGCTGCTCCGCCGTTTTCTTCTTGCCTTGGTGATCGACGTTCACGCCCGTGCGGGCCTTGTAAATGACCCCCCTTATCCGGTCTATCTGCTTGAGGGGATGGATCCCCGTGGGAACTGGATCAAAACCGGCGGGGTCAAAACCGATCCGTTCCCACAGGGAGGTGGGGTTGAACTCAATTGGCATGGCTTCCAGGAGTAGCTCTATGCGCCGCTCCTTTTTGGCGGCAATGAACTCTACCGGGTTCATGGATGGGCCGTCGAAAAGGGCGTCAAGCACCTTCTGCGGCGCGTTGACTTTTTTGAATGCCTGGGAGTCTCCGACCTGCTGTTTAACGGTCAGCTTGTTGTTGATCTTCTCGATGATCATCCGTCCGGCATCGCCGTCGAGCACCAGCACGCCCTCGGCGGGCTCATCCTCGGGGGCGTCTTTGCTCTTTAGGGTAGCCAGGTTTCCGCCGCCAATGAGGCATTTATAACCTTTCAAGACCGACGATTTGCCGACGCCGTTCTCTCCGGATAGGATGGTAACTCCGGATTCCATGTCCACGCTGAACTCTCGGATACCGAGAATGTTTTTCAGTGTCATGCTGACAGCGTAAATCTTCGGGGCGGTCATGATACCACCTCCATCTCATCGGCCTGGTCTCGGGTGAGGAGCTTGAAGTCAACGAGCTTGTCACCGATATCGGCGATCCCCTTTTCGGTCGTGTATTGGTAACCCGCCACGAGGGCGCTCGCCGGGTTTTTAAACGGCTTTCTACTGACCAGTTTTCCGCCAAATGTCGCGAAATATGCCGCCTCACATGCGGCGTTGATGCGCTTCCTGGCCATCTCGTAACTGGTTGCGGTCCGAGGAATCTCGAAGACATCAGTCCGGCCGTTTTTCTTGGCAATCTCGCGGGCGCGGCCAAGGTACCCGACCGCGTAGAAAAACACCCTGTCCTCGACGACCATTACGCCATCGACAGAGTCGTACTGGTAGTGTCGAGAGTTCATCCAGTCGCAGAAACGCGACCAGTCATCCAGTCTTAAATCGTGTGCCCTTGATTCCATTGATTCCTCCGTTGAAAAGGCGGTGGCCGGGCCAATTGACGAACCAGCCCGGCCACCGAGTCCCATCTTCGGAGGGAAAGGTGGGATCCTAAACGCGCGTCATTGTTTCATATTTGCCTGTCTGTCTTTCCTCCGAAGACACCAGCTATTAGTGCACGGCCTGTGCCACGAAAACGCCCTAGTAATTTCGGATATTTACAGATTTGTCGTTTTCATGGTTGCAACAAGGACTTGACATAATATATCGATTATGCGTAACAGATTTCGAAACTGCCCTAATTTGTTAAAGAAATAGCGTCATTGCAATACTGTTATTCTTTTTTTCAGATTTGAAACCGTGATTTTGATAATCATGTAATTTGCAAGGTATCCCAAAACAGTGTGCACGCGGTGGATCTTCGCAGACTCCTGGAGACATGTCAAAAAAATAAACGGTTGCGAATACCAAAATGATGGATTATGTTTCTGAACAGGCGAACCGAAACGCGCGGAGGAGGGAATAATGAGATCGATAATCTTTGTGATGGCGCTTGCGCTCGGTTGCAGCGAAGAGCCCGACACGTACTGGGTCGGTGACGGTGACGACACCGACACGGAGACGGTGACGATGTTCGGCGACACGGATGCCGATTCCGATACGGACGCCGATGGCGACGGCGACATCGACGCGGATACGGATTCCGACGCGGACGCGGATTCCGATGCGGACGCGGACGCCGATGGTGACACCGGTATTGAGATCGGGACTGATACGGGGCCGGATTTGAGTCACTGCGAAGGGGACGACAGAGAGTGTGCCATGGGTTTTGAGCAAGCAGATATTTGCGAAGATCGCGGGGGCACCCTGGTAGCTGCTGGTGGCTGTAACTGCTGTCTATACGCCCCAATTTGCCCCACCGATCAATCCGGCTACGAGTGCTTTCAGGGTGATAACGGAGCCCAGGATTGTCGAGACGCCGGTGGAAGCGTAACCAAGGACTTCAGGTGTGACCCGTCTGTCGGCGGGTACTGCTGCGAGGTGTGACATGGCCAAAAACGCTGGGGCGAGCGTTGGATCAATAGTTACGGTACTGATTCCGATTGTGATACTTTTCATGATCGTCGATACAGTTGGATGGCTTACCGTTATCGCCGCCGTAGTGGTCGGAATAGTGCTTCTCATATTTTTAAATTCCAGGTCGAAGAAGCAACACAGAAAGGCACTTGCCCAAAAGTATGGATCAGACCTCGAGATTTTCGAGCGGATTATTGGTGGTACTGTCTGGATGGGGGAGACAGCGGAGCAGCTCACCGACTCAATAGGTTATCCGGTGGCGGTTGACCGCAAAATTCTGAAGACCAAGATCAAGGAGATCTGGAAATACGATCACCTTGGGAACAATCGATTTGCGATGAGGGTCACTCTCGAAAATGACATTGTTGTTGGATGGGACCAGAAGGACGCGTAACTACCTGAACCGCCTTCGTCTCCACGCATCAGAACGCGCGTAGGTCCCCTCCTCAAGGCAGCTGCCTCGGTATGGATCCTCACCCCTCAGCCACGCCACAAAAACCGACAGGGCGTAGAACAGGGGCCACGCGACGAGCCACATGGCGAGGCACAGGATCCAGTTGGCGCCTGCGGCCAATGACGCACCGGCCGCAACCGCTGCGAACAGCTCCACCACCTCGTATTGCTCGACGTGGTCGTTCTCGTGGTACTCGATTTCCGTGTCAATCCCAGGCCCCCCCTCGTGGCCCTCCAGGATGAGCCCGCCGTGCCCGAGGGTTACGCCGTGAGCTCCACGCATCGGCACCCTGGCGAGCCATGATCCGCTTTTGACGATACACCAAAGCCCGCGGTTCCATCGGAGGCCCCTGCCCCATGCTGCTCGGCAGAGCAGAATCAGGAGCCAGACCAGCGCATCCCACCCAAAAGACCAGAGATAAACGAGATAGGTTTTCATATTGATCCTCCCGGGTTTACAAAGCGATAGACGAGACCGTCATAGGTGACCAACCAGATGTCGATTCCGTCGAAGAGCACGTTTCCTGAAACGTGATCCACGGCTCCAAAGGCCGTCACGGAGTTTGTTCTAGCCACGGACTCTCCTATGAACGCAGGCGACGGAGATGATCCACAGTCAGAAGACATCTCCGCTATTCGCCTCTTGTGAATCAGCCAGTAATCCTCTCCAGATGGCTGCGAATTTTCGAGAAACGCCATGTGGAAGTGAGTGTGATCCGAGCCAATCATGACGCCGTATTGAGTCTGGTTTTCCATTACCGTCAGGGTCGACGAGTTGTAGGTCCTCGCTGTGGCCTCCCCGGTCCTGTGGATAAAAACCTCGCCTTGATTGCTCGTTGCAACAATCAGATCTCTACCGTGAACCAAACCTGTCGGGTGCTCTTCGTAGTCAGAGCTGTTTGAAGATTTTATCGAATCATCGTACTGGGTTGACACATCGGATATCTCAGCCCATAGCAGGCTGAAAACTCGGGGGACAGATCCGCCGTCATGCCCGAGTGTGTAGAGATAGGTCCCGTCAGATACAAGCTTGGCCAGCTTGTCTTCTGAGTAGAAGGCCGAAAAGCTCTGGATGCTACAGCTTGCGAGGGTCTTGGGAAGCACCCCAATATGTGGCCTCGCCGGAATACCCTGGACCAGGATTCCGATGTTGTCTGAATCAGCAACACATAGCCTGCACCCTTCTGACCCACTGTTTTGCTCTACGCCTGTGTCGCGCGTGGCAAGCTCGGTTCCTGTCCATGGATTTATTGCAAACCTGGAGACCTGAACGTCTCCGCCTGTCACGTCCCACGCTACGTAAAGATAGTTTCCGTCGCAACATATCGCATAGATTTTGTCAGGTGTTGTTCCCCACGAGAACGAAAGCGGTGAGCCAAGCACCGGCGCTTGAGAGTAGTCGATACACCCGGTAATCTTCGCGATGGACGTGGTGCCGTAGAGAATAAACAGAAAGTGCTTGCCAATCGACGCATCCCACCCAATGCAGGAATCCCGGATGGTCTCGCCTGTGTCCAGATAATTGAGTGCGGCGTTCGGATTTGCCCAGTCAGCATCTACGAGTCCAGAGCATATGTCGCCCGGTGTCGCGGCAGGGTGGCGTGTCGATTTTGCAAAAAGCACATCAAGGGCGTTCAAGTTTTGGTTTGTGAACGCGTCGTCGACGACCCCGTTTGCGACTATTCCGGCGCGTGCTCGAAGGCCCTGAGTGAGACCTTCAATATCATTGCCCCATGCTTTTTCCAAAGGCGTCCCGTCGTTCATTCCCGAAACGGTTTCGTTTTTGATGCTTCCGTCTGGGTAGGTGTTTGGGTCCTTTCCCGTGGCCCTTCCTGGGTATTTGTCGTAGATGCTGATAGACATGGTACTATTCCTCTGTGTCGTCGACTACTGCGTCAATCGCCATAAGGGCGTCGGCGAACTGCGCCCCGATTGCCTGGAGCTGCTCTTTTCCGACACCGTTTTTTTCATCCATGGGTAAGGATTTCAGGTTGTCGCAGATCTTCGAAAGCTTCATTTTGTACGGCTCGAATTCGACCTCTTCTTTGAGCGCGTTTCGAAGGGCGTCATCGCCGCTTTCGATTTGATCCTTGGTGGGCTCCTCGATTTTTTCTGCTGCGCCGTCTTTGTTTTTTTTCGTACGTGGCGTCGGTCTTTCGTTTCTTATTTCCGTGGCCCAGCACATCGGCTCCTTGTCGATTTCCTCCCGAAACTGCTTAAGGGCGTCCACAATGCGGTCCAGGTTTTTTCCCGTTCCGTAGTTCGTTGGAAAGTCCCCGCGCCCTTTGGCCTCCCTGAGTGCGTACTCAGCATTCAATAACAATCCGATCGTTTTCATTTTCGTTTGCCTTTCATTTTTGTCAGTTCTTTGAGTGCCCGTTTTATCTCATCGATGTCGTCGGTTGTTACCTCGGTTGGAACGTCAAGCGATGTCTTTAGTTCATGCTGTGCTGTCACCACGCGGTCAACCGTGTCTGAGACCTCGACTATCTTGGAGCCGACGTTGTCGAGACCGTTTTCCATCCTGGTAACTCGCTCGGCAGCTGACCACGCCATCACCGCAATAGACACCAAAGCTCCAAGTAAGGTGATCGTGATTCCCATCCACCACCTGGTCCAGCGCTGGATACCCATTTTTAACTCCTCTATAGTGTGCTCCTGCCTGCATGCCGCAGCATCGGCCCTGGCCTCTTCTACGCCCTTCTCGAGCGTCTCAAACTTGACCTTGGCCCAGTGATACTGGGCGTATTGCTGCGGTGGCGACAATTCACTTAGTCCACGAGATGTCTTTCGCAGACGCCTTTAGTGGATCCTTCTTGGCCATCTTGGCGCATTGTCGGGAAAGATCCAGACCAATCACATCTTTGACCGCGTTCAGAAAGTTCTCCCAAGCCGGAAGAACGACCTTTTCGAAGTCTTCTCCGCCGATCTCAACCCTGGTCGGGAAGATGGCACCTCCGACCGATTGACAATTGGAATCGTCGGCTGATTTTGAATCGGCGTAGACGCCAAGCTCGAGGGAGAACCTCCCGGAGTCGGTGTTGACTTTCCCCGTCCTCGGTTTCACCGCAGCGGCCGGTAGACTGATGCCCATGTTCGTTTCAATTTTTCTTGTGAATTTCATTTTTTCTCCTGTTAAATTGGACTACACAAACTCTGTAGACCGTTTTTACTGTTTCCCCAAAGTGACATTCTGGTGCTCTTGGTTCCAACGCTAAACCCTGACCCTGCGGGATTTGGTGCCGTGAATGATGAATATGTCGCGGATTTGTATCTTAGATTTCCGAGATCGGCGCTCACTGAAATAATGTCTGAAGACTCAGGATTGTAACCGAGCCAGATATACTGACCAACCTCAACCCTGTAAAAAACGTCTACAGGCACGTAGACCACAGATGAGCCGATATATACACCGGAGTCATCTGACCAAATTAAAGCTCCAGGCTCTACGCCTGATTGCTCATAGATGCTGAGTTTTAAATTCCCGCTACCCGTGCCCTTGTCTATTCGTAATGATCTGATTACTCCGCTTTTTGTGCACAAATATTGATTCAGAACAAACAGATCAGTTTGACTTCTAGAGTCATCATATGTTCCGGTGTCCCCAAGCAGCTTAACTCCCATCTGTTACACTCCACCTATATGAGACCCGTAATACTTGTCAGTATTCGCGTCGTAGACGAATGAGAAAATCCCGACCTCACTGTGACCTATTTCCACAGCCCCTGGGTCCCCGTTTGGCCAATAAACATTTGCGGGCCATCCATCGATTGTGATTGTTCCGCCTGGGTTATTGGCTTCTATAATTAGATGGCATCCAACCGCGACTCCGTTCGGATCGGCGAATGATACAGATGTGATGTTACCGGTTGCCGTGCATTTCTGGAGCGGCTTTCCGGTTGCCCATTGTACCGAAAGAGATGAACTGTAAGAGTATAATGTGGGAGTGCCTCCGAAGCTAAAGTTTAGGCAATCCCTCACTGAGATAGCGTTTAGATCTATTTCACTTGCCCCTGAAAAACCTATTGAATCATCGCATGTAAAAAGTATTCTGGAATAGCTTCCATAGGCATAGACCTGGATATTTGCGTAATGCGACCCGTCGTTGTTTTTTGCGTACAGTTCGGATTTTAAATGAGTCAATCCAAGTGCAGACACACCACAATTGGCGGATGCACCGGTGTTTTTGCGAAATACCCAAAGCTCACCATCCTCATTGGCGATGCTGTGAATGTTGTCTGGAGACGTTCCTCCGTTTATCAGAATATCCCTTGGTCCATCCCACTGCTGGCCGTACAGGGCGCAACCCGTGTTGTATATATTTATTACCCCAGGCCTGTTTGATGTATCCGTCTGACTCAAGTACAGGCAGACGGATCCGTCCCCTGCGGATGGAATATAGATCGCACCTTTGCCGGTAGAGATGTTGAAGTTCGTTCCATTGTGCTTGATCAGGCCGTATTTATCGGGGTCCGTTGCGTCGGAAGCGTGAAAAATAAGAGCGGGGTTGTCCTGCATCGGGTACCCAAAATCTGTCGCAACGTCAGCCTGCTCGCAGATAATGATCGTCCTGGATGAAGAGGGGGTTGATATCATGAGGGCGTCGAATGTCTGCGCCGTACTGTATCTCATGCTCGCGTCAAACCCTTCGCCGAAGTACACCGGGACCGCATCCTGAACCATGAATCCGGCCTGACACTCTATGTATCCGTGGACATAGAGATCGTCATCTGAATTGCAGAGTACGGGTGCACCGTCCCCGAGATGGATTCCGCACGCCGCAGCGCCGGAGGTCCGGTTGATATTCAGAAAGTCGTTGACGCTGTCCCACTTGAACGTTGACTCGCTATCGACTCCGGACCCGGTTCCATAAACGATCTGGCCCGCCGGTTCGGAAACCCCGCCGGAAGCTCCGTAGAGTTGGTGAAGGGCGTTGATGATGGACACCTGCCCGAACTCACTTTCAAACGTAGCCCACTGTGCGCTCCCGTCTCCAAGTAGAATGTAGGGCGTCGTCCAATTCGTTATGATGTAGTTTCCGGTGAATCTGATATCCCCATCGGCCGTTGGGTAAAGAACGATTGATGCTTTGTTGTTCCCCGATTCGAGCCTGACAACTTCGGAGGCGTCCAACAAAATGTCTCCGTTGGAAACGAGATTGATTTCTCCGTTGTTCGCCCCCTGCGCTGTAGCAGTGAGGTTGATTACCGCATCACCGCCGGCGGCTGAGTAAACCGGAGCGGCCTCGATGTCTACCTGACAATTCGTATCGGTATCGGTAGCTGTAACTCCGAAGGTTGCCCCGGTGTAGTAAAAATTGGCCCCGTCAGTGTTGAGCTTCTTCGTTGCGTCGAACCACGGCACCCCGTTATCGTCGTAGCTGTAGCCGTAGAGCCAAACTCCGATATGGGCGGTTCCAACCGTCTCGAAGTCAAAGCAAAAAACATCATCATCCGAAAACACGTGAGACGGAGATGATGCCCCCATGTGAAGACCGCATGCTGGAGCGGCACCGCCACGGTTGATTCCGAGAAAATCATTCGTGTCGTCCCACCAAAGGCTGTTTGGGTCCTCATCGAGGTCCCCTGTGGCGCTTCCAAACTGAATAGCGCCAGGCGTTAGCCCTGACACCCCCCCGGATGAAATGGCGTCCAGAGCGTCGTCTATGCCCTTCAGATGGGACGCCAGGTGATCGACATGGGAAGAGGTGGGGGCAACCGCTGGGGTGTAGTAGCTCGGCGCGTAGTCGATGTCCAGTAAGTCTCCGTCGATTTCGTCCGCTCCGCCTCGGATGTGTCTTGCCGCGTGGTCTGATACGTCAACCCCATCGACGAGGCTTACGTCTGTGATGTTCTGCGAGTGCATGTTGAGATCGCCGGAGGTAATGTCAAGCGTCGTCACGCGGGCCGGCTTGTTCTTCGCGAGGAACTTCGTGACATTTCCGTCTCCGTCTTTGCCACCCCACATCTTGAAGCCGAGGTCTGAATCTGCGATGTCCTCGACGGCGAGCTGCGTATTGAGAATCGAGCTTATATCGTCTTCGATGTGGAATATTCTTTTTTCTTCGAGGGCCATGTCAAACCACCTTTTTCAAAATTTGTCCTGTAGGTCGTCCGGGAACGACGTTCCGTCCTGCAACCACGTATCGGACGTGTAGGTGTCCTGGATGTCAAATTCGGTATCAGGCTCAGGGTCTATGTACAGAATGACCCTTGTGTGAACCGGCTTGACCTTGTAGATCATTCGAATCAGAGTCCTCACTCGAGACTCCGGAACAATTGCCCTATCCGGATATGGCTCACCCGGCAACCATTCCTCCCCGCAGACGTACCAATAGACCGGATACTCGCTTGGTATGTCTGGGCACGGGTATTGCTTCCCGATGAGCAGCTGCCCATCGTAGGCGCCAAACGAAACGCTCTCGTCCCCGACGAATTGCGCATCGTTTCCAGACGACTGGAACTGATACAGGTAGTCTCTTTCGCCATGATACAGGTCATTGACCAGCACGTAAGAGATCGGAACCAATGGAATGGGATTCCGGGCTTCAACCGGATTGCTCCCGGGAACCCACCACTCGTGGACATAAACGTCGAACCCGGCGGACCTCAGATAGTTCTGGATGTAGTGGGGAGACTGCCCGCCAAAGGCCCCCCATTCGGCGTCAAGCTCTACGTCTGTCATGGTGACCGGTGAACCGAATTGCTTCGACCAGTCAACGAGCCTCGACGTGCTCAGCGGAAACGCCTCCAGCAGCAACGATTGAAAATGCTCGTGGATTGTCTTTGGAAGGATCGCGAGGCCGTGAAAAAACTTTCTCAGCGTGCGGTCGATGACGAGGCCCCACGCGCGACTGCGCGGAAGCAGTTTGTCAAAAACTTTTACCCAGCGATCCAGATCCATTTATTCCTCGACGCACCGCTCTGGGTGGTTGTTGCACCATCCGACGCGCTTTCCAGGGTACTCACCGCCTGTTGCCGTGATGAGAGCCCTCATCGCGGTATACGTCCCATTGGTTGCCCAGTACGGGCCGTAGTAGGTGGTCAAAAAATAAGTTACCCCAGTGGGAGGGCTTTGCGCTTCGGCTTCGGCGTAATTCGAAAAGTCGTCGGTAAGCTTTTTGATAATCCCTCGGTTGACCTCATCCATTCGCACGCACTCAGGGATGCTGAAACACCCGGTGGTGAGCGGCTCCGAAAGCTCTCCGACGACAACGCCGTTGATGATCACGTCCTCTTTTTCAACGGTGACAATCTTGCCGTCCTGCATGGCGTCGACGATAAAGTTCTCATCGACCTTCTTGGTCTCAGGCTCGCACGCGCAAAGCGAGACAACGATTACTAAAGCGATCCATTTCATTTCTTCTTCTCCCTATTCATTTACTGTCACCGACCATCCATTACCCAACAGGGCAATCAACGCGGCGTCACTTGCCGATGTTCTGGAAGCGTTGTTTCCGTCAATCTTCAGGGTGCCCCCCGTGCCTCCTGCGTCATTTAGTTTATTCAGGCAGTTGTCGACCTCTGTTGATGTCCAGTTGCAATTATGAGCCTGGAGAGTGATATTGCCCCATTCCGCCAAAGCGTCCGTCGTGCACCCGATATCAGTATTATAGACCCAGAGGTGTGTTAGATTCGTGAGTGCCGACAAATCAGACAGATCCCCTGTGACAGGATCATCTCGAAGAGCCATCTGTATGGTCGCGGTCAACTCCGACAATGATGACAGGTCGCCAACGACTTCAGAATCCTGCAAAAAGATATACTGCAGAGATGTAAGCCCGGCGATGGATGAGAGGTTGCCACCGATCTTGGTCCCCTGAATTTCGACATATGTAAGACCAGGAAAGCTACGAAGGCTTTCAATGTCGCCCACAAGGTTTGAATCGTTCACCGTCTTCAGGTAGTCGAGGTTTTTTAGAGCGTTGAGGTTGTACGCCGTTAGCCCTTGGCTGTTGCTCGAAAACCTTGTAACCGCATCGATGTTTCCAGAGATGACGATCCTCTTTGTTCCAGACACGCCGGTGTAATCGTGGTTCCAGGTCGCATCTGTTCCAGGGCCGAGAAGCGTTACTTCGTCGACAGCCGACCCGTCACCTGCGGCTACCGTTATCACCTCGCCGTTCGTTCCTCGAAAAACCAATGCTGTCGCAGACTCTTTGACCGTTTCGACCCACGCTGACACATTGGCCGCAACTGATGCGATTGATCGCTGCTTCAATACATGGTGCGGAAGCAGAATCATGACGGGCTGTACCTCGTCAGCTTTGTGATTTGAAGCGTTCCAGCCGATGCCGAAGATCCCTTTATCGCCGCAACCTTCAGCGCCGCCGAAGGCGTGAAGTAGTAAGGCATGTTCGCAACGAGCCTCACGTTGGCGGTTGTCGCTGTCGGGGTCTCTCCGAAAACGATGTGGCAATCCTGGTCAGACTGAAACATGTATACCAATCCGGCCTCAAGCGCGGAAGCCGTCGCTACACTGCCGTCAAACGAAATTTCAACCGGCGTTCCCGGCTCGCCGATGAGCGGCTCTCCTGCCTCGAAGTAGGGGCTTTCTCTTTTCATTTCTTCTTCTCCTATTGGACCCACGAGAGTTGTCCCAGCTTGGCCTTCTCGCCCTCCTGGAGCTGGTAATAACCCTGAGTCAATCCGGATACCTCCACGCCTTTTATGTAGCCCCCGTATGCAGCCGCGATCCTTGCCGCGACTCCGGCGACTATTCCATCGCTTATAATGTCTTCCTTCGGCATGAGTGACACGCCGGTGATAAATGGCTCGAAGTCAAGAAACAGCTGAGTGAGTGCATCCTGGATCGCTGTTTTCGCGGCGTCCTCATCCTCTGAGACGAGCCCTATGACGTCCACGTCAAACGCTGTTCTCGAGATGGGGAAAACCTTCACGTATGCGTTGATATTTCTGCGATTGGGCCAGACGGTTGTCCCGTCGCCTTCGAGGTGTTCCCAGACGTCTTGACAGACCCCAGAAGATTCGGGATCTGATGGCCTCCCACTTCCATCGGGATTTATCGCCGGTGGAATGCCGTCATTGTCAGAAGCACTCTCGACAAACACAAACACCTGGCCCGCGTGGCTATCCGGTATCGTGATGTCGTACCATCCAGAATATGGATAGGCGTTTCTGACCCCGACCACCTCCTCAGCCCAGTCCTTGTAATCGGCATACGCTCCACCTTGGGGACGAGCGGCGTATCTTTCGAGGATGCGCTCCCTGAAGACTTCAGTGTCTTCCGTGTCTACACCGCTGGCCGATGTAGTGGTGACGGTTGCGACCTTCTCAACGCTCGACGGTGGGTTCATGAAATGGATCTCTTCGAACTCATCCATGTTGCCGAGCTCTCCGACGTCCACCGCTCGGATCGTCGCCGTCTTCGTCGCCGCATCGAGGGGTACGTCTCCAATCAAGACGTAGATCATTTTCGTGACCGGGTTGATAAAACGTGTCCCGCTCGTCAAGCTTCCGGTCTGATTGAGAACGGTGATGGTAATGTTCAATTCTGCCCGCTGGCCAGGCTTTTGGAAGATTTCAACCAGCTCACCCCATAACTTCAGCGGTGTGAGCGTAACCCCGCCGATGGTCACCTCCACATTGCTCGCGGTCTTGACGAACATTTGGAGCATGATCCAGCTGGCGTACTGGTAGAGCAGCACAAACACGCCGCCGAGAACCTTCGCGAGAACCCTGACAAACGACTTCGGAAGTATCGGGATGGAGCGATTCAGGCTCGTCTCGAGCTGGATGATTATCATCTCCGAGATCTGGGCTGATGTTTTTCTTGTCATGCTCATGCTTCACCAACTGGCAATGTCATCTCCACGGGGACAATTTCCCCTCCGAAAATAGTGATCGCAACACTGATGCTCACGGTTTTGTTTCTCGGCATCGATACCGACACGGAAACCGCGACGGCGTATCCACCGTCAATCAAAAGAGTCTCGAGCTGCGATTGCGCCACTCCTTGAAGCTCTGACAGTGTTTTACTCGTAAGCGGCGATCCCTTTATGATCGATTGAAACTTGCTTCGGTACTGTCTGTTTTGTGGCTCACCCTCGTTGCCCCACCACTGCAGCGTTGAGGCGGCCTCGCTTCCGTCGTCTCCGTCGTTTCCTCCGACCAGCTCGAGATAAACCATTGTCTCAAAAAGCTCTGTCATCTCCACAAGCGAAGACGTCGCCCCTGTAGACGGATTGTATCCACCGACCAAGCTGATGTCCCCTCCGTCGCCTACGTCGAACATGAGGACGTCTCCGGCCTGTGTCGCGTTGTTGCCGTAGTCAGTGCTCATTGGTCCGCCTTTAGATTTGTGGATGCGATAGAGCCAATTGCTGGCCATGAAGCATCAAGAGCCGCAATAATATTTTCCTTGAACGCGGCACCACCGTCTGCCGATCCAACCGCTGCTACGCTTATCGCGGTTTTGATTGCCTCTATTTTTGCGTCCGTTTTCGTCGCCATCGCCACGAAGTCGATCCCGTTCCCAATGTTCGCGGTCATTCCTTGTCCCGGCTTGATCTCTATGGTTCCGTCCGCCTTGAGATGAACGATAGCGGTAATGACCCCCGGAGCGCTTCGCGAGAATATGACCGCCTCACCTGGCCCTGCCTGGTTGTCCTCTGAGAACACCGCAGAGATGCAGATCTCCTGCCCGGACCGATGGAACAAAACCGAGTCGCCTGGCAGCGGCTGGAAATCGAGCGATCCCATCGGCATCACTGTTGCCGTCACCGCAGGGCCTGCGCCGGTCTCTATCGTCGCCACAACCTGCCCGTCTCCGACGGTGACACTCTTGATGTGACCGATCATTGCCATGGGAGGGCCTCCGGTATCTCCCCGCTGTACACCCCAGGGAGAACCAGGCGAAGCGATGTTGTACGGGATTCTGCGCTTTGTACGCGTGTCACATCGGCTATAAGAAACTCGAATGAGTCATTGATAAAATCCTCTTCGGATTTGAATCTGACGGTCGTGTTCGGCTTATAGAGATTGCCGCTGTCGTCCCTCCACGTTGCGAGATGGACGGTGATTGAGAAGATGTCCGAGAACAGTCTTCCGGCTACGGTCTTGACGGCGGCCTCCAACTCTCCTTCATCGATGTCCGGAAGCTCAACGGTGAAGGGCCTTACTTGGTCCGTCGCAAATGGGTTTTGGACGGTAAGCTCTGCGCCTCGCCCGTTTGATTTTTTACCCCGGCGCTTGGTTTTGGCTGGGATGTATCCGGTCACCGACGAATAGAATTTCGACTCGTCAATCACTGGCGGCTCGACCGCGTAGACCGGCGCTCTCCCCTTCTCGAGGTCGGACACCGGTCTACCGGCTGAAACGCCTGTCCATACAACGAGCTTCCCGTCGTCCCCTGAGCTGATGACCGGGCCTCGCTGCCTGGCGAGGTCTGACAGGAACCCGAGGACCTCCTGATTTTCTTGGATGTCGACGCGCTTGAATACCGGCCCCGGCTCGGCTCTAAAATCGCACCCGACACCATGGTGAAGGCACAGGTCGTTCGCAATCCTAGTCAGATCAGAGTCGGTCCACTCGAGGGGCATCGCCGAAATTGGAGGCATACTGAACTCAAGGACCCCGGGGTGAGCATATGCCGACACCATTAGGTTTCTACTGTTGCCGCCCTGGACGGTCTCCGGGGTCACTCCTCGCCCCGACAACAGGACCTCCCCGTCAACCGATATGTCGATTTTTGGGGCCGACAACGGGCGAAAGAGAGCCCTTATCTCCGGCTCATTTGGAACGACAAAGCGGGCCTTTGCGACTGCGTCGATAGACTCGGCAACCTCGAGCCCGTCCCACGTTCCGAGCGCCTTTCCGTTGACAGAGATCTGAACGCCGGGAATGTCCGCCGGGGACCCTTCGATTTCTTCCGGAATTTGCAGAGATGTCCCGGCGGCGATGGGCGCCAGCACTCCGGGGTTTGCCTGCTGTATCCTCGCGGCGTCGAGATCGTCGCCGGTCGTGACCCTGGCGATGTCGCTCCACGTCTCCCCCCCTGAAGCAATGTGCCTACCCATACCACACCACCTCTCTACCCTTTGGAATCAAGATGTGTTCGTCACCAGCGATCTGGTTGGTCAGCAAAAACATGTCCATCGTATCCGGCGCCGTTGTTCCGTACAGCTCGAAGCAAAGATCGATTGGCGTCCGCTCGCGCGTGAGCGCGGCCCTGAACTGCGTCTTGGCCTTCAGGGATGCTGTTATCAAATCAGATATGGAGGCCCTGACAACCTCTCTAAGCTCCGGAACTCCGTCACCGGTGTCAGACGTTGACTCGTCTATTTCGCCGCCCTCGACGGCCGTGTAGTTGCTGTCGTGCCATTCCTGGTAACCGTCTTCGAGCGCCTTGAGCCCATCGACCGCGGAAATAAAATCGGATCTGCTCTGAAACTCTCCCGAACCATCGGCGGCCATCATGGCTGAGTTCGCAATGAGAGCCGATGCGATCACCTTGTTGAGGTGGAATGTGTTGATCGAATCGTTCGAGTATTGTCTTACCTCGGCATCTGTTCCGCCGAATATGTCATTTGCAAGGTTTTTGTATCCGGCGAGCTTCGTCTTTGTCCCTTCTGCCTGGCGGCGCGGCTCGCCTACCATGATCTGAACCTGGCGTGCGAGAGCCAAGGGCTTCCCGATGACGGTGTCAATACCTCTGTCAATCGAGTCTCCGACGTCTTCCATCCCCTGGGTCACCGCTCCGACGCCTGCCGAAGCCTTATCCATCACATCGCCGATTTTTTTCACGGCCTTCAGGACCTTGTCCATAAACCCGGCTTTGTCTACTGGGTCTGAGAGCTTGGCCTTGTTGGAGAAGTCAACCGCCGACGCATCGAGAAGCGAGTCAAACAGCGACTTTCTGCCGCTGTCCCCTCCAACCTGCAATCCGGTCGTTTCGAAAAACGACACATCGAAAATTACTTGTCCGGCGCCGCTCTTGTAGGGGTCGGTCCTGGTGACTTCTCCGACGAGCACGACGGGGATGTCTTGGCGATACGACGGGTGAGATAGAACGCCCTCTCCTGGCTCCAGGATTGCGCTCAAAAACGCTTCGGCCTTGTCCCTGTATCCTGAGCCTGAGAAGAACACCCGCATCGGGAACCGCCCACCGGTGCGCTTGCCTGGTTGCACATAAGTGCCGTTTCCAGATGCCAACTCGAACGGCGCGGACTTCGACTCTACACTCGATGTGAGGTCCTCAAAGTCAAACGGAACCTTGAGCCCGCTGGGGCTTTTGTAGACGGCTTTCTCCGGGAAAACCATGGGCTCGCCCTCAAACCTCTTCGGCCCGGAAAAGATGTCCTTAATGGCGTTGATCGTGTTGGTGACGGGGTTGCTCATTGCGCGGCCCCCGTGTGGACGAGGTTGAGAGATGTTCCTCCGCCACGGCGTCCGCTCTGCTTCACGGATGCCCGGCCGGTCTCGTCCTTGATGTTGATCTCGACCTCGGACCTGTTGACCGTTTCGGTCCTGGATGTGGACACCGTTGGGGTTGACACCGGAAACGGTTCCTCCCACGGGGCGACGTCTCCAAAGCTTTGATTAGGCGCGTATCGCTCCTTGTTCTGCTTGGTGTTCAATGCTGACTGAAGCTTTTCGCGATTGTATTTCGCACCCTCCATGCCGAGGTTCTTCCACGTATCCATTCCAGGGAGATAGTTCAGGAGCACGTTTTTCTCTATCTCGGCCTCGGCCTTGTTTACCGTTTTGATGTCCTGCTGAAGCTGCGCCGTGTTTCTCTTTGATAGGTCACGCCCCATCGTGTCATTGATGTCGAGCGATAGATCATAAAGACGCTGGTTGGCCTCCATAAGCGGCTCTACGAGCTTGTCATGGATAATCGTCCCGATCTCCCACCCGACCGCGAACGCGGCGAGCGCTCCCATGGCTCCCTGGATCTTCCCGATGGATCCGGCGGCGGCATTCGCCTTGCCGGGTATCGCGTCGATTTTCGCCCCGGCCTTTCCGACGCCTCCGACACTGAGCGCCGCCGCCTTCGACGACGTATTGAGCAGCCACATCGCCGCGCTGGCGACTTTGACCGCTGCGGACAGTCCGTAAAAAACGGCGACGTATTTGGCGATCTTCTTTCCCCAGTAGGCGATATCCTCCATGTACTCGGGGACCTTTTTGATAAACTCCAAAAACTTGGTGCTGATAATCCCCTTGTTTGCAACCATCCATTTACGGGTTGAGTCGGCAAGCTTTGTAAGCTCGGGGAGCAGCGGGCTGATAACGTCAACGAGGAACCCCTTCACCGTCCGTCCAAGGCGATTCATCATGTCGTTGTACTCTTCGGCCTTGGCCGCTTGTTCGGCCGTCACAATGCCGTTCTCTTCCTGCTGACGCATGAGGCGTCCGATCTCTCCGGTCCCCGCGTTGGCGAGGTTGATCATGTCCATCCCGGAGCGACCAAAGCCGGCCGTCGCCATCGCGGCCTTTCCCATCGCCCCGGGGGTCTTCTCGATGGCACCGAGGTACAACTTGAAAGCATCGCTCACGTCGTCGGTATCCTTGAGCTGCTTCAACAACTCCGGGTTGGTCTTCTTGAGAGCGGTGTACATGGCGCCGTATCCGCCCTTCAGCTCCCCGACCGTCTTCGTGAACTTTTGTAACGACTTATCGAAGATCTCCGTCTTCACCCCCGATTGCTCGGCAGCAAATTGGAACTTTTGATACTCCTCGATTGGGAAGTCCATCGCCCTTGTTTTTTTGGCGAGCGCGTCCATTGACTCAGTCGTTCGGTTGACGGCGTGGAAGACACCGGCGAGCGCGGCCCCTCCGGCGAGTGCCCCGTATTTGAGCCCACGGGTGAGGTGACCCGAAATGGTTGACATCGCACGGTTGACGCTTCGAAGGGCCATCGATGCCCGCGCACTGAACCGCATAATCTTTCCCTGGATTCCTGAGATGACCCGAGAGGACTTGTCGACGGCCCTGAACGTGGTCTTTATTTCGAGGTTCTTACTCACGTGGTGCGCTTTCCGCGATCAGCCTCGGACGAATTCCGTCGTAAAAAAACTCGATTTCATCGAGGTCCATCGTCCGAACATCCGGCAACCCTGGATAGTGGAGGCATATTTCGAGAATCATCGTTCTCATAACATTGAGCCTCGTATGCATCGGGTTCCCATTTCTGTCTTCTCTCAGTCGCTGCTCCCGTCCGTTTCGAACAAGTAACGGATGTGTTATCTCACTCATCCAGAAAAAGGTAGAACACCTCCTTCACCATCTTGATGTCATGCTGCTCGAGCTTGGCCAGTCTCGAAGGGGCGATATTCGTCACCCTGGCGAGCCAGGCGTCCTCTTTCTCCTCGACGTGGGTGAGCTTGCATGTATCCATCGCCTTTCTATCGCCCTGCCTCGGGCGACGGGTAAAGACGACCTCCGGCAGCGCTTCGCTTTCGGTGCTGCATGTCACCGCTCCGTCTTCGTCTACGGCGATGCGTCCCTTCATCACATTCTCGATGAAGTGCTGTCGGTACGTTTCCATTTTTTCCTGAGCAGACTCGCTCCGAAACGAATCCATTTCGAGCCGTGCGAATTCGGCGAATCTGTCGAACTCCGCGACGGCAACCTCTCTTGAAATCTTCTCATCCATGATCTTGCCTTTCAAAACGCGCCGCCCCTTTTTTCGGGGTGAAAGGCGGCCCCGAGGGCGGCGCTTAAGTCCTGCCTTTCGTTATGTCCTCTTCAGGTCTCCCGTGCCGGAAACGTCGAATGTCGCCGTCGCCTTTGCCGGGTTGTATTTGATCGTTCCGGACGGGCCTCCCTCGGTTCCTACGAGAACGACGCCGTCGTGAAGCTCGATGGCGACATCGCCATCATCAGCCGAGTTTTTGATCTCAATGAGACGGTCGAACTTTGCGGCGTTGCATTCGACAGTGCATCCGTTTGCCATCCACGGACCGACCTTGACGATCTTCCTGGCTGTCTTGTCCGCGTTGCTCTCACGGGTGACCTCAATTCCGTCATCGATTTCGGGCTCGTTGTCTCCGGTGAATTTGAACGACTCACCCCCGAAGGCGATCGTTTTTGGCGTTCCTCCAACAATCATGACTGGCCTCCATAGTAGAATCCGAATTGCAGCGTGATGGGAAGCACGTTGACATTTCCGGACAGTTTGAATGTTGCGATGATGTCGAGCCGCTTCGGGTTTGTTGACGAGATCGTGGCCGTGCTGTTTGCAATCGCGAAGTCGACATCAGAGATGATCGCGGCTAGGCCAGCGTTGGCGTAGATTCTCGCCATTGCCGAAACAGCGTCCTTCGGCTTCTTTGCGGCGTCGTTGTCCGTCGCCTGACCGTTTGGAAGGAGTGGGACACCCTTCCATTTTGTGCTGTTGAACTCCAGCTCGAAGTTGTAGATCATCGTCGCGATCTTCTGTTGGTCCACCGCGTAGGCGTAGGCCGGAGGATCTTCCCCGGTCGGGTGATAGCAAGTGACCGTATCAGAGATTTGAACCTCTCCGTCGACGATCTCGACGGTGGAGCACCCGGCCTTGACCGCCGTATCACGCTGATTGCTTCCCCATTGGACAGAGTCCAGACCAGGGGTAAGCTCTGGGCATGCAAGCCCGGCGTAATCGTACGGGGGATTTTCATTTGCCCGCTTTGCCGACCGCCTCACATGGTCCGCCGCGATGACGAACGGAAGGTCGTTCGAACCCGGATTGGCGATGATGCAGTTCGTTCGGTCCGTCTTTCGCGCGTCTGTAACGGCTGTGACCGTTGCCAGCGTGGCCTCGTTTGTCCCTGTGAAGACGAGCAGCGGCTTTCGGACTTCCGGAGCCCATCGCCCCTCGCCAAACGCCGAGAACGAGTCCAGGTTGGTCGTGTCGTCGTAGTCGAGGGCGTTTACAATGTGCGTGTCCCATGCCTCTCCGATGAGGTTGAGACCCTCGCCAGCCGCTTCCACGCTGATTGTTCCGCCGCCGCCGGTCGGCTGCGTGTATGCGAAGCTCAGCTCGGCATCATCCGGAGAGACCATCTCCAGGTAGACGTTGTCTCCTGTGTCTCCGTCCCATCCGACTGTGAAATCGAGCTTTGTTGTCCCATCAGACGCCGCACCGGGCATGCCGAGCTTTCCATTGATGGCTGCAATGGCCTTCGTGATGAACTCGGATACGCTGTCCCCGGATACAATGACGATCGGATTGGACAACACGTTGTTGATCTTCGCGTAGTACGTCTGCGTCTTTGTCGCTGTGCCGGTCGGGGTAATGTCCCCGACTGACTGAAGCGGTGTGCCGGTAACCGAAATCGGATATACCCACACTGGGATGCTCCCGACGCCGTCACCGTTCGATGGAAGCAGCGATCGGACCATCAGGTAGAGCGGGCTCGTGTAGCCGTACAGTGACCCGACCTCATCGGCCGTGAACACCTGGCGCTTGGCCATCGAGTCCGAGTAGCTCGCGTCCGCCTGGCCGAATACCGCAATGCGAACCGGTCGATACCTGGTCCCCGGGTTTCCGAGCTGCTTGTATTCGGTCTTCATTGCGAAGCCACGAGCCCGCCAATCTTGTGGAAATGCTGTTGATGCAGTCATTTCGCTATTTCTCCTTGCGGCCCATTAGCCGCTGTGGTCGTACTCGAGCTCGGCGATGACCTGACCACCGACCTCGTGGTAAAATTTCACGTTGATGATTTCGATAACGCTCGGGTCCTCGAAATCGATTGTTTCGTTGTGCTCCACGGCAAGCGTCAAACGAGCCGCGCGGACGTGCTCTACAGGCTGATTTCCAATGCTCGGCTGAAACGGCGTGATCTTTTCAATCCACCTGCTCCAGATGAATCCAGCACCGAGCAGCCCGAGATATCCGTACTTGTCGTGCATCAAGATGTTTCGAACGAGCCTGACAGTTCTGTGACTCAGGATGGCTGATTGCATGTCTCCGGGAGTGTGCCCGCCAGCGGTCTCCTCTGATTCTGCGTAGGCGTAGACGTCGATGTTGTATCTGCTGGTGTGCTTCTGGCGATCGGATCTATTGGAAGTCCCCTCGTCGGGGCCGCTGTCGTCGAAAAACACGTTGACGATTGGAGAGGGCAGGGCGCCGCCTTGGAACTCTTCCCATGGATTGTCCCGCTCGAGATAGACACGAAATGACCACTCGGTCGGATCGGTCTTCCCGGCCGCCGTTGCTTTTGCAACTTGATCGGCCCCCTCGGCGGCGAGTATCCAAGCGATTTTGTCGCGGATGACTTCGAAGCCGTCCTGGCTGTCAATCAGGGGGATGCTTTGGGACTCCTGCGTCATAGCGGCGTATACCCCTCGAGCATAAGAACCATCGATCCGTGACTTCGGTCCGGATGGTGCGCGACGACCTTGAAGGTGTGCTGGTGTCCATTGGCGTCGACCGTTTCAACAACCCACGGCTTCGATGCGCTTTGGGCTACGCCTCGAACGCCTTCGAATCCGACATCTTCTAGATCGCGAATAGAAACAGAAACAGAGCATTGACGCCCGGTCACGGTTTCTCCGGTACCGGGGTCCATCGCGAGGTGAATGTCACTCGAGAATGCCTTGAACTGATGTAACTCAGACGCGGGCGAGATGATATCAATGTCAATTCCGCCCGTGTCCTCGTCGTGGAGGATTTCGAGATAATCCGCGTGGGCTGTTCCAATCAGGCTCATTTCTGAACCAACACCCCTTTACTGACCCAGAAGTTCAGAGTCGATTGTCCGCCGGGAAATGTTTCCGCCGTCACTCCGCCGATGCGAGTGGACGTTTCGTGATCGAGAATCCCGGCCTTGGTTGAGAGCGCTGGCTTGCCCTCGGCGATGATCCACCGTGGCGGCCCTTCTTCCTTCGGTTTATCTTCCGGCTTCACGTCGGGCTCTTTCGACTCTTCTGCCGATGCCTCTTCCGGCTTCTCTTCCGGCTTCTCTTCCGGCTCGTCGTTGCGCTTGGCTTTTTTCCATCCCTTTGCCATGACTAGAATCCCTTCGTTGTGATGCAGCCGAAACGATCACGGGTGATGGGGCACAGCGCTGGACGGGTTCCAACTCCGAAGTTGAATACCTCGCGGTCCGGGCTGAACCACATGTTGTAGGAAAGATCGACCAGGCCGGACCTGGACGTCGCGCGACCCACTCTGCGAAGTACCGCTGCGGCCTCCGTGTCGATCCCGAACTTGTTGATTGCTCCGAATGTGGCGTCCAATCGGGGGCTGGCCTCCAACAGGAACTTTGTGTCACCGATGTATTCGGTCTTGGTTCCAGACGCGTTTTCGTGCCACTCGTCATAGATGTAAAGGTCGATTTTCCGAGCGCCGCGAATTTTGAGAACACCCACGAAGATCGCGCCGTTGTTGAGCCTCGGGTGAACCGGTTCCGAAGTTTCGTCGAGCCTGTAGATCTCTCCGGTGTAGTCCTTCGAGGCCCCGTTCTTGAATTGTGTGGTGGCCTTCATTTCGTCGAAACACGAAGAGTTGCAGATCGCTCGACGCACTCTCGATTTCCCGTCCCTTTCGATCACGTCACAAAGGTTTGCGATGTCGGTAAACGGAACCGCCGATCCCGCGGTTGTCCACGCGACGGACGCATTCGGAAAGTGAGTGCTCAAAACCTCGAAATCCTCTGAATAGACCGTTCCTGTCCCATCTGTGAGGGTGACTTCTCCGGTGGTGAGAATCTGGGATGCCTGGATCTCGATGGCCCGCTTGATCATCTCGATGATCTCGGTAATCGTCGGGGCGACTACCTCTTGAACGCGAGCCATGAAGGCCGGGTTTTCGTACGGCGTCCGATTGAACGAACGTCCAGACATGACCTCGTCCGCTGATGCCGAAACGCCTTCTTTGTAGGTGGTCGGCTTGATTTGCTTGATGTCGAACCCCTTCAGGCCGTTCATGCGATATCCGGTGGTCGCGTCCCGTTGCGGATATGCGATTTCGCGGGAAGTTCTGCGAATGTGGAACTCGACCTTGTCTTTGTTGTGAATCCCGTCCGGAGGCACGGAAAACATGCTCGACAGGAGGAGCGGACCTTCGTCTTGCTCGACGTAGGGCGCTACAAGTTGAATGGTTTCTGTTACTGACATCTCGTCGTCCTCCCTTAGCTGATCTCGGATACGCTGAGATCGTTCACCGATTGCAGCGTGATGCCGGTGTTCTTCAGCAGCTTGTCGAAGACGAGCGTGTCGATTGCCGTCGCGTCGTCGAGCTTGCTGAGTTTGGTTTTGTTGAGCTTCCCGGACTTGATTACTCGCGTCCGAAGATCGCCGCTCGCGGCGAACGTGAGCGCTTCTCTGAGCACCGCAACGGGCTCATTTGTTCCTGTGCCGCCGCCGTCGACGTACGGGACAAGCTTCTTGGTGGAGCTGTTCCGGGCCAGTAGGGTTCCCTTGGGCCAGGTCGCGGATTGACCGGTGCCTGCCACTGCCGTGTCCCAAACCATCGTTGCCGTACCGGCGCCGATGGCGATGGTGGTGCCGAGCCCGCCAATGTCGTTGACGATGACGACGTGCCCGCTTCCGTCCACGTCCGCGTGACATCCGACGCACTGGTCATTGATGGCGGCTGCCTTCTCGAGCGCGGTGTCAGTGCTCGCCGGGTAAGTTACCGTCTGCGCGACGCCGTCCCATGCCTGTCCGGATCCATCTGTGACGGTCAGAATCAGCGTCTTTGTCGAGTCGTCGTCGGTCTCACCGCTGGCGCTCGTTACCGATGCCGCCGTACCGGTGAGGTCGGCTGTCAGAGTCTCATCCTCGAAGGTGCACGGACCGAGAAGGAGATCGTCCCTTGTCTCTTGTTGGGTTTCCATCATTCCACCTCGATTCCGGAGTGCGCCGCCTCATACGCGGCCTTGGCCTTCGCGTCGGTTTCGGCATCGTCACCGGTCGTGCTTTTGCCCGCGCCGATCTCTGGCGGGTCGTCTTCCTGGCGTTCCTGGCGCATGCCGCGCTTCATTGCCGCCGAATAGTGGGTTGAGGTAATCAGCGGAGTGATCCCTGTTCCCTCCCTGATCGCCTTGTGCGCCGCCTCGATGTCTCCGCTGCCCTCAGCGAGGACCAGGTGAGCGCATGCTTGCTCCCGCTCTGCCTTCCTGCCCGCCTCGTAGATGGCGTCGTAGGTTTCGCGGTGCTCCTCTTTGAGGGTTTTCGCGTCCATCTTGTCTCCTTGGTTTGCCGCCGGTTTGGCGGTTGGTTTGTTTACGCCTATGGCGTCAATCATCTTGAGCTGAAGGGCTTTTCTCGCCGTCATCACGGCGCCTTGCCCGTACTCGTTTTTCACGGTTTCGGTTGATACCTTTCGGCCGATTGCGATGTTTTCGGCGAGCACCTGAAAAATGTCGTCGAGTTGCTCTCTCGCATTGGCCTTTCCTTCCGGAGTCGACAGGTCATTGTCCTTCTTTGGGCTGTCGGTATTGGTGACGGTGTGCGTCTTGAAAATGCTCGCCTGGCTCGTCTTCACCCCGACGCTTCCAATGATGGACAGATCGTTTTCCGCGACGATCTCGCCGGTCTGACTGGCCAGCATGTAAGCCGCCGAAGCCATCGTCGGACCTGCTATTGCTCGCGTCTTTACAGGGGCCTCGCGAATTGCCGCCATGGTCCCGTGAATTCCATCGACAATTCCGCCCGGTGAGTTGATGTCAAAGTCGATGCGCCTCGCGCCCTTGGAAACCGCCTCTGTAATCTGGCTTCTGATGTCTCCATATGTCGTGTATTCGGAGCCGAAGTAATCGAGCATACGAGATCTCTCGTTGAGGAGAGGCCCCTTTACCGATATCGTGGCGACCTTTCCGCGACCCATGCGCATCGGCGCGGATGCATGAACCGCATCGTCGAGATCGTCTTGAGCGACGCGCTCTCGCATGATTGCTTCAATTCGTTCGACAGCGTCAGGCAGCATGAGCCAAAGCGTCATGATTCAATCTCTCTTTCTGTGGACATCGCGGCCGCGAGCATGGCCGGGGCAATGCGTGACATCGCCTCAACCGCGTCGGTTCCGTATTCCTTATGGAGTTCAAGAAGCGGACGCATCGCGGCGACCTTCTGCTCGTTCTCCTTCGCGACCTGCTTGATGTTGTGCGACCACTTCGACCCGTTGATTTCCCTGGCCGTCCGCGTGTTGGTCGTCCATCCTTCTGTCACTTGTGTTTTGTAGGCGGCGGCCTGTTTTACCGGGTCTACAGACGGCTCGACCTGTCCGAACCATTCCGTTTGCAACCATGCCCGCTTGATGTCGTATTGTTTCGGATCGCTGTAAGCGGATAGGAACCCTTGTGCCTCAATTTTCCCGAGGAGAAGTTCGGATACGAACCACTCTTCCCAAAGGTTCTTGCAATGGGCGGCCGCAAAGCGGGGCCGCTCCTTGGCCTTGAACGTGCTCCATTTGTTGTTCGCCGCCTGAGATGCCGAATAGTTTTTGTTGAACGACATCATGAGGATCTCCGGAGGACAACCGAGAGACCACGCGAGCCCGACCATCACCGCCGCCTCGAACGCGCCGAAGTTGATGTCACTTCCGTCTCGGAATACGGTCGGCTCTTCTCCCACCGCGAGGCGCTCCATGAACAGCCCAGGCATGATCTTGTTGAGCTGAAGCGGTCCAGCGGTACCGGCCGGATCTACAACCGTGTCCTTCCGGGTCGCTGCCTTTCCAAATGGCATCGTTCCAGGCGCGGCCTTGTCGCGCTTGATAAATCCAATGATGTACGAAGAAATTTCGGCCTTGAGCTGAGCGGCTCCGCGCTGTTTCAGAATCGAGTTGAGGGGCTGTATTGCAATGGAAAGCAGGGGCTCTCCACGTACGCCGTCCTCGCGCTTGTCGATACCGTAGACCATCCACGCGATGAGCCGGTTTGACTTGGCGCCGCGAGCCGAAACATAGGTGTATCGGTCGTCGAAGACTTCGTTTGTCCCCTCGTATACCCAGTAACCGAGGTGGCGTCCGTTTTTGTCCCGGTGGACTCCATCAACCACGGACTCATCCAGTGCCTTGTCCGGTGGCGTCTGGATTCGGTCACCGTTGACTATCGAGATCTGCGGTAGGTTTGTCGCCCTGTCCTGGCGACAGATGACCAGGCAATCCCCGGAGACCAATGCCTCCGTGTAGATCTGAGCCTGTAGCTGACCGTCCTCGCGGCTGCCCTTTGCGTCGATGATCTCCTTGGACTCACCGTAGATGCGCCAACGCTTTTCGAGCGTTTCCGTCCACGACGGGGCACCGTTGGCCGATACGCCGGAAAGGGCGTCCTCCGGAAGACCGAGAATCGACTCCTCGGGGATGGACTCGGGACACAGTCCGGTATTGATGATGTCGGTGACAAAACGACGGACTATTCCGCGCCCGTACGAGTTTCCGTAGAACAGTGCCGCAGACCGGCGCCGCAGCTTCCAGTAGTCGAGCCCGCGTAGCTCCTCGAGAGTTTCGCCGATGCCGTCGAAAAACTGGCTACCGTCGTAGTATCCCGAGCCGTTGGAAAAATTGACCGTCGATGCGGTCGCCGGTGACGGCTGCTCGACTGCGTCCGTCGACTCCGGCCACGTCCAGGGCAACTCTTCCTCGGCGGCCAGGCGGCGGTCTCGTCTCCAGAGCGCCATCAGCCGTTACCCCGCAGATAGAGGCCCTCGCCGTTGATTCGGTTGTCAAGGTAGTCAAGGCGGGCGTAGAGGGAGTCAATAAACATCTGGAGGGACGCCAGGTTGCGCTTGGTGACGGTCTGCGTGGTCTGGCCGGTGTCGATTGTGTAGGAGGCGAGCGTACCGGCCGATAGGGCGAGCATGGCGGTTTCGGCCGCCTCGATCTGCGCCTGGACGGCCTCGAGGCGGGACTGGAGCCATGCGTCTGTGATAGATGTCGCCATAATGCACTTGCGGAGTCGCAAAAATGATTCTCCTTTGTTACTATATGGCGACTATTGCTGCTAACCATCAAGGCAAAAACGCAACAAAGGTAGCAAAAACGCGCCTCGCAAAAAGGTAATGCGCAGTATGACAGAAATGTCGTAGCCTACAAAGTCTTGTATTTATTAGACTATTCTGTTTTTGAACCCAGGTTTACGCGGTTCAGTATGATCCAAATGTCGTGATAAATGCGGATGGCTGGAAAGACGTTCGCTTCGAAGCATCCGGTAAGTCGTTGTTTTTGTTTGCAAATGTAGTTTTGTGCGCCATGTCTTGCGCATTGGCATACGCATTGCACTGTTTAGGGGCATGAACGGCAACGAAACAAAGGAGAGGAAAATGAGAAAAGTAAAAGAAATCAATAACCGATGCGCCCTCAACCATGCGGTAGACTGTCTACTCAATCAAATCGGAGAGTCCGAGAATGCACTCGGAGAGTCCTATGAGGAAACCGCAGACCGAATCGATGATGACCACCCGCGAGCCGCTCAGTATCTCCGCGAGGCGGAGACTCGTTGGTTCGAACTGGGCGACTGACTTCGACCTCCACTCCGCTCGCCTCCCCGAGGCGGGCGGCGATGGACGCCGAAACGGCACAACAAGGAGGACAAAATGAGACTTACAGGACAAGACGCAATAAAGGCAAAGAATATTCTAAAATCTACGGTGCTGTGCAAATTTGGAGACCCGGTAGAGGGTCCTAAGTCTGACATCGAAACAGAATTTGCCGAGGATGTTATTCGCGAAGACCCGCAACTCGTATACACAGACGTGGATCTAGAGGCGCTCTGGTGGGCATGGCACGACCAGGATATGGATAGGTGGTCGCCTACTGTAGAAGAGGCGGAACAGCGATGCATAAAGTGGGTCGACGGAGGGTCGGATGATGGCCCGGATATAGAACGGTAGTACGATTTAGGCCTCCACTCTGCCCGCCTCGAGGAGGCGGGCAGAGTGGAGGCCTAAACAAAGGAGAGAAAAATGCCAAATAAAAACCTATCTTTATCACCCACAACCATCGGTCTGCTCGCGAAGCTCGGCAACGCAAGCGGCTACGTTGAGTCATCGATATCAATGAGGTGGCCGCGCGTTATCCAAGCGCTCGAGCACCTCCGAGCCCGGGGATGGCAGAGTAACGAGATCCTCGCCGCCTGCGACGTGCTCAACGGGTGCTGGATGTTCGTCCATGATCCGACCTGGCACGGGGCATCCATGACTGACGGCCAGGAGTACGCCGTGAAATGGGATATATCAGAGAAACGGTGGAAGGAACTGGCCCGGGTCGTGTCGGAGAGCGCCGGCGTGGCGTTCGCACTGGACCTGGTCGTGTCCGAGTTCTGGACGGGGAACACCTACCTGGAACGGCTCATCAGGGGGGCCGAATGAGTTACACGGCAGAAGAAGCCGCGACTGCGTCGAAAAACCGGGCAGAGCGGGAGGCGCGGGAGTCGGCCCGATGGGAATTCTCGGTCGGAATCAAAAAGCCTAACCCGATGGCGTGGTCAATCCGCTCCGTCAACACAATGGCGGAGCGCATGATTCAGATCATTCGCAAATCCCGAGGCACCATCGTCACCCGGGTCACACGGCTCATGGACGCTGAAGACGATCCGCTCGATGACGATGTGCGGTTTGTGATCGATCTGCTGATGGCCGCCGAGCAACCCGGATCCGATCGGTCAAAAGTCCTCGACGCGATCCAGAGAAACTCCCAGAGATCATACGCAAAATCAGCGTAATCACGCCGCCTCGAAGAACGCCCCCGCCTTGCAGGCCCCCCAGAAATAGGACCAGTCAACCACCACCTGGCCGTCCGGAACGTCCTGCGCCTGCTTGCACATGAGCCACGCCAGGACTTCCACCGATGCATGGGCGTAGACCATGAGGTCCCACAGCTCCTGTGGCGCGTTCCCAGGGCGGTGCCAGACCCATTTGTCCTGGCCGTTTGGGCGTCGCTCGTGGCGCTTCACCTCGCGGGTGAGCTCCCGGAGCTCGTCGTCGGTCGTGTCCACCGGGGCGTTGAAGGTGTAGGCCTCCTGGTTTCCGTCGTCTGGTCTCCACGTGCGCCTGAGCACCGGGGCGAGCCGGTCCTTGTAGTAGTCGACGAAGATGTGATACCCGAGCGTCCCGAGCTGGGTGGTGTATGGGCGCCACTCCTTCGGGCTATTCCGAGTCGTCTCCCGACCCATGATCGGGTAGACACCTCCCGCATACTCAGAGCAAAAACCGGTCACCGTCGGAGAGTACGGGTTCGCGTCGATAAACGTCACGACTATGCTGTATTTTTTGCCGTTGTCCGAGATCCACTCCCCCTCCTCGATGAGCCGACGCAGCTCAGACCAGACCGGCGACTCGGGAAGGGAGACGCCCTCGGGGGTGTCGGTGTCGTCGTAGATCCGATTGTAGCTCACGAGCCAACAGACAAAGTCGAGCCCGGACATGGCCCACCCCCAGACCGCGACGGCGAGGTTGTCGCCGTGGACGTCGACGGTGCAGGTGAGGAAGAGGATCTCGGAGTCGCAGTGCTTCGCTACCTCGACATTTTTGATCTCGTCCTTGCGGTACCACACCCGGCGGTGAGCGGACGCCATCGAGAACGCCACCTTACCGGTGTAGACCGTGAAGGTCTCGGCAAGGAAGTTGTTGTAGAAAACCTGAAGCTTGGCAGGATCCTTGATTTTTCCGTTCTTGTCGACGGCGGCGAGCCAACGCATCACACCGGAATACCATTTTCCGCGACGACTCATCATCCCCGTGACCTGGTAGCTCCGCATCTCCGGTATAACCGGGTCCGCGGTCGGCTTCCAAAACGCGTTATCCCTGGTGATAAGCCGGACCTTGTCGTGTTCCATGTGGGGATTGTCACAGTTTTTACAGTGATACCGTACCGTTTCGATGTCGAGCGTCTCATTTTTGGCGCCCTTGTAATCCCACGCGAGCCCGTATTTCGATCCGTTATCACGCTTCCCGGAGAACCTCAGAATCTGCGGCATTCCGCATTTCAGACACCGAACATTGTATTGACGCTGGTCCCCTTTGAGATATTGCTCCTTGATGAAGCTCATCCCCTCGATTGTAGGGGTGCACCCGAGGAATGCCTTGTAGACGTCCTTGAATCCCTCCGTGCGGTCCTTGAACAGCTGGATAGTGTCTCCATCAGCCACCCTTGCGTAATCGTCAAGCTCGTCCATGAGGAGCAAAAGGATCGCAATCTCGCGGGCCATGCGCGGATTCTGCGCCCCCCTCGGGACCAGGTACCCGCCTCCGACCCACTGGAGTTCGTCCTTTGTGATTCCGCGCTTTCGGCTGTTGCCCGCGTCGGACGACTGGAAAATGTCACCGAGCCCGGACTGCTGAAACATCGGAATGTAGTTGCGCTTGATGCGAGCCCGGGCCGCGTCGATGGTGGTGTTGACGTACATGCACGGCGCCGTGCGGATATGGGCGGCATAGTACAACAGGATTGACTCAAGGATCGTTGAGTAGGCCGTTTGGACGGCCTTCATGATGGCGACCTCTCGGACTGGAGAGCGGACGTCGAAGCACTCGAGCGGCTCTATCCAGTACGGCGTCCGATCGAAGTTGATGTACCCTGGGTCTGCGGTCACCGATGCCGGAAGAAACCGGCGCCGCTGGTTGAACTCTACGGGTGAGAGCTGAACAATCTCATGGGTCAGCCCATCGGCCATCTCTCCGGCCCACGAAGAGCCAATCACATCAATGTTGCACATCTTGAAGCTTCAGCGCCCTCTGAATTGAGTCTTTGAGCGGACCGATGAATGAGGTCAGCTCGGATCGTATGGCCACCTCGATCTCTTCTCGGGTACCTCCAGATTTAGCGAGGGGGTACACAGTCGACGCCATCGTCTTCGCTCCGTCCGTCAATATTCGAACCAGAAACGTCTCCAGTGGGTTCCACACGCCACGGATCATCACCTCGCGGGCAACTAGCCTGCCCTCAATCTGTGCGTTCTTCAGCTCGATTTGCTGGGCCTGGGCAGCAAGCTTTCGGCGGGTGAGGGTGTCCTTGTCGACCAGGCCTGAAATGTCAACGTCGTCCGGAGGGGTAGGACGGCCACGCCCCTTTCTTGACGGTCGCTTCGTCTTCTTCGGCTTGGCGCCCGGGTTGATGCCCTTCTTGGCGAGGTAGGACTGGACGTCGTTGTCATCGGTATCGATGCCGCCTCCCGACACCGGAAGCCTGCCCCTGGCGATGAGCTTGGAGACAGCGGACGGGGAGATTCCGGCCAGCTCTGCGAAGTCGCGCTTTGACACAACACCCATACTGTACTTATGTCCACTTGTTGACATTAGGTCAACTCATGGGTTGACAGTCAATCAGCTACAGATGTGTGCTCTTGTCGTACATCAAAAGACAAGAACGGCCGATTCTGGATGTCAACTGGTTGAAAAACCTCGCAGAGCGTGAAAGGCGGCGGGCGCATACAAACA